ACAAAAGCCTATGCGGCTTTTTGTGCTTATCGTGATCTTGGGCCTGAGCGTTCAATAGAGAAAGCAGGGCAGATGTTAGACAAACCAAGGTCCAAGAAATGGCTTGGTGAGTGGTCAAGCAAGTACCACTGGGTAGAGCGGGCACGCGCTTATGATGACTATATCGAGATGAAGAAAAGAGCAGAGAAAGAGCGAGCTATTTTAGAGATGGCAGAGCGGCAGGCTAAGATTGCGATTGCGTTTCAGGAGCGTATAGTACAAAGATTGCAAGAAATAGATCCATCTGAGCTATCACCAAGTGATTTGGCGAGATGGTTTGATGTTGCGGCTAAGATAGAGCGGCTAAATAGAGGGGAACCGACAGAGATTGGCAAACAGGAGGTAGCACTACCGCAGATAGTAGAGGTAGAAGTGAGTGGGAATAGTTAAAGTATCCTTACATGAAGGACAAAGCAAAGCCTGGCGTAGTGATGCAAAGTTTGTAGCTATGATTTCGGGGACAGGTGGCGGCAAGACGGTATTTGGGCCTATTTGGCTATATCGTGAAATACAAAAACATCCTAAGGATACCTACCTCGTGGTTTCACCAACGTATCAGATGTTCCAACGCATAGTGTTGCCTAAAACTCGCGAGTTTTTCGACCAAGTAGCACAAGGAGAATACAAAGCAAGCGAGCGGGCCTATTATTTACCAACAGGAGCAGTTATTTATTTTGGAAGTGCTGACAATCCGTTGACATTGGAAGGTGTACACGTGCGTGCGGCATGGTTAGATGAAGCGGGACAGATGAAACGTGAAGCATGGGAAGTAGTCATGCGGCGTATTGGATTTTACAACGGGCGAGTGCTTATAACAACGACACCGTACAATTTGGGATGGCTGAAAAGTGAATTCTATGATAAATGGAAAGCAGGAGACAAAGACTACGACGTTATACAATTCGCGAGCATAGTTAATCCATATTATCCACGTGAAGCATTTGAGCGTGCAAAATCAACACTACCTGAGTGGAAGTTTAAGATGTTTTATATGGGAGAATTCGCACGACCTGAGGGATTGGTATACGACGAATTTAATCCAGGGCATCATATAATAGATCCATTCAAAATACCTGATGATTGGCGGCGAGTTGTTGGTGTAGATTTTGGCTATAACAACCCGACGGCGGCTGTATGGCTTGCTATTAATAATGACGGCATAATTTATGCATATAGGGAATATTATGAACGCAACAAACTACCAGAGGAGAGCGGCAAAGATATCCTAAGATTAAGTGAAGGTGAAATTATAGATAGCGTTTTTTGTGATCCATCAAATCCGGCAGCTATTGAACAGTACCGCAGAATTGGGCTTTCAGCAGTACCAGCAGACAATGCAGTGAAAACAGGTATAGAAAATGTTATATCAATGTTAAGAAGTGATAGATTGTTTATATTCAAAGGATTGAATAACTTATTAGATGAAATTGAGAACTACAGATGGAAGACACAGGACAACAAAATAACAGATGAACCACTGAAAGAGTACGACCACGCAGTAGATGCACTAAGATATGCTATAAATACATATATGAAACGCGGGCGTGTTGAGTTATGGTAAAGGAGGTATACAATTGGGACTATGGGATAATATAAAATCATTTTTATTTGGCAAACCTAAAGACAGCGACCAGATGAGCGGCATGTTTTTGGGCATGTATCCGGGTAGTAATGGTGCACCACCAACACGGGGGACACATGAACTGTTGGAGGCATACAACACGATGCCTTGGCTGAGGGCTGTTGTCAACAAAGTAAGCAGAAGCGTGGCGAGCACAGGATGGCATCTGTATGTAGTAACTGACAACGGCAAAGCTATAAAATCGGCTAATGTACAACATGCGAGCTTTGAGACACGCGGGCGTTATCTGAAACAACAGGGAGCAGTGCAGGAGATAACAGAGCATCCATTGCTTGACTTATTGAATTATGGGAACTCTTACATGACAGGCGTAACAGTGCGGCAGTTAATACAGATATATTTGGATTTAACAGGTGAAGCATTTTTACTAAAAGAGAGAAACAAAGCGGGCACACCTATTGCACTATGGCCTTTACCACCTGATTGGGTAGTTTCTATACCAACGGCAGATAAACCGTTTTATAGGGTATCATACCGTGGACTAAATGAGGAGATACCAGTCAGCGAGGTACTTTGGATATCTGAACCTGATCCAGTTAATCCATATGGACGCGGCAGTGGTATGGCACGGTCATTGGGAGATGAATTGGAGACCGACGAGTACGCGGCAAAACACACTAAATCGTGGTTTTACAACAGAGCACGGCCTGATGTTATAATAAGTGCTGAAGGATTGACACCTGAAGATACAAAGAGATTAGAGCAGGATTGGCTAAACAAAAATCAAGGATTTTGGCGTGCCTATAAACCGTATTTTCTGAGCAAAAAAGTGGATGTGCAGACACTAAATCAAACATTCGAGAATATGCAGTTAGTGGACCTTAGAAAGTACGAGCGGGACACGATCATACATGTCTATGGCGTACCACCTGAGATATTGGGCATTGTTGAGTCATCCAACAGGGCAACAATTGAAGCGAGTGATTATCTGTTTTCGCGTTGGGTAATTCAACCAAGATTAGAATTGATTCGTAGTTATTTACAGGAGCGGCTGGTACCTGAGTTTGACGACAGGCTTATATTAGAGTACGACAATCCGGTACCTGAAGACAAAGAGTACGCACTACGTGTAGCACAGGCGGCACCATGGAGTCTAACAGTGAATGAATGGCGAGAATTGAGCGGGCATGGAGCACTAACAGATGCTAATGGTAACGTATTTCCTGTACCATATAATCTATATTTCACGCAGAATTTCGGCTATATGCAGCAAGACAACAAGAAGGAGGATTCAGAGATGAACAAAGACGCAAACAAAGAGCAAGAGAGAAAGGAGGGCGAGGAGTAGTGTTTGTAGATTCAAAGAAATTTAAGGAAGCAGACGACAAAGCAAACCTGACAGTTTATAAGGATTTTACATTGGAGGAAGTAAATGAAGTAGAGGATTTGGTATTGGAATTTGTTATTTCAACAGGTACAGTTGACAGAGACGCGGACACAATCAATCCCAACGGGTGGAAATTAGACGCGTACAATAAGAATCCAGTTGTACTATTCGCACATGACTACAACAGTCCACCGGTAGCGACGGCATTGGCGACATGGGTAGAGGATGGCAAACTCAAAAGTAGAGCAAAATTCACACCTAAAGAAGTCTATCCATTCGGCTATATGGTCTATCAACTGTACAAAAACGGATTTATGAAGGCGACATCAGTGGGATTTAAACCGATTAAGTGGAAGTACAGCGAGAACAGAGACGGCGGCATTGATTTTGAAGAGCAGGAACTGTTAGAGTGGAGTTGCGTACCTGTACCATCTAATCCGGAGGCATTGATAGTAGCAAGTACAAAAGGTATCGACATTGAACCGATGAAGAAATGGGCAGAGCGTATTTTACAGTATGACAAAGGTGCTATAACATATGGGCAAGCACATCCTGACGGCACACCATTGGCACCTGAAGATACACCATGGGATGGAACAGAGGAAGTAACCAGGGCATCCGTTGATGACCTAAAGGTAATGTGTGCATGGGTAGACAATGAAAATCCTGACATCAAGGGCAGCTATAAGTTACCGCATCACAAAGCAACAGGCGGCTATCCTGTAGTATGGCGTGGCGTAGCGGCAGCTATGGCGGCATTGATGGGAGGACGTGGAGGCGTGGATATACCGGAGAAGGACAGGAAGGCAGTGTATAACCACTTAGCACGACATTATGAAGAATTTAACAAAACACCACCTGAATTCGCGGAACTCATGCAAGAAGAGACAAAAGCAGGGGCAGTTTTGAGCAAAACAAACAAAGAAAAGCTGGAACAGGCACGGGATTTGATTGAAGAAGTGTTAAGTACAGCAGAACCAAGTGCAGAAGAAGAGAGTTTGACTATGGAAGAAATAAAGCAGATTGTAACAGAATCTCTACAGCGTGAGATTCGCAAGATACAGGGTAAGATTGACTGAAAGGAGGAGATCAAATGACAACAGAAGAAGCAAAGAGAATGATTGACGAGATTGTCAAAGAGGCAGTAAAACCTCTTAAGGAACAACAGGGACCAAAATTTATAGAACAATTGCGAAAGGAGGAAGACAAAGTGGAAGAAAAACAAGACAAAGGTTTAAGAGTAGCAAGAATTGTAAGAGCTTTAGCTGCATCTAAGGGAGACCATGAGAAAGCAGCATTTTATGCTAAAAAGAATTTTGATGATAG